TAAGGAATTATCGGGATTGGTATTTATTAAGCCAGTTCTACGTTTTGACGGTGTTGTTCCAGCAGATCCTTACCAAAGACCACGGCTTTTTGCGTAGGTACATCGATATCGTGGATCACATTACCGTTATCGGTATGCTTGTAACCGCGGCAGACAAACTCGATAGTATGCTTCATCACACCGGGTTTGATCTCGTCACCGGTAATGCTGGTAATTTCACAGGTGTGTTCCCAGCGTAGTGGCGTTTTGTTTTTCTGCTCATCCTGAGTCGATGCGAGTACCGTGATTTGCGAGTACTCGCTGCTTTCAATACCAAAGGTTAGCAGTAGCTGATCAGTAACACCGGTCAGTACCAGCTTACCTTTCAGGGGCTCCAGACCTACGGTGGTTTCACCAGCCACAAAGCGACCTCCTTTAGCGGCTTCGGTAATCTTTTTGATTTCCGGTGCGGTGTAACCTTCAATTTCAGCTTGCATGGCGTAACCGTTTGCCAGCACTCGGGATAGAACAATATTGCGATTATCAGCCATTACAGTACACCTTCTAGGAATTCTTCAACGTATTGATCTTTAGCGTTCACGTGGAACACCATATGTTCGTTTGGCGCGTAGCGGCCATAATCCAGCACGATATACCAGGAACCGTTCTGGTACTGGCTGGCGCTGTTTAGAGTAGGGTGCAGGTATACCTGACCACCGGGGATCACTTCTGCTGCAATCAGATCATTCAGGAACATATTGATGCGACGGATCTGCTGATCCCAGAAGGACTTGGTCATATTTTGCGACATAACGCCTTGGCTGGAGGCTTCCAGCTTGCGGCATACCATATCTTCCAGACCGACGTAGCTGATAAACTTACCGGTAACGGTACGATTACCCACCAGAGACCAGCCACCTTGAGACGTATGGCAGATCGCAGCGCCACCGTTTTTCTGAATCAGATTGGCTTCGCTGGTTTTATCCAGAATATTGTATTCAATGGTGCGTGACGTACCGTTCACCGGCACAGACTGATTACCCGGCGATTGCCAAGGTTTAACCGCCGCCAGAGCACCTACTGCTACTGCTGAACCGGGCACCAGAATGTCGCCTTTGGCTTTACGGCTGTAGATACTGACCGCAGGATCAACCAGATAAACACGATCGTGATTAGAGCCTTCACCACCCAGAGTATCCAAAAATGCGATCAGCGCATCGGTATCCGAGGATGGGCCATCGGCCACCACACGGGCACGAATACGAGCTGCCACAGAGGCCAGTGGATCAATGACCGTTTTATCATGGCTAAAACCAGGGGCTGCCAGAATAGTTGGGCGTTCGACACAATCAACGACTGCACTGATACCCAATTTTTGTTTCGTGGTGGGGTCAACACCGCCAATCACATTAGCTAGGGTTTCTGCCGCATCAGCACCTTCTTCTACCACGATAGCGTAGATACTGACTTGTGCTTTTTCATGGGTTTTCTGAATCGCATGGATCAAAGAACCCTGCTCATCACCTGTGCTATCAATCAGCGCCCAATCACCTTGGTGAGCAATACGTACTGGTACATCGTATTGCACACTCGCTGCTTTGTCTGGAGCCGTACCGACCAGACAGATAACGTCTTCGCCCGGTGGGCCCATAGGCGGTAAAGGTTCGCTGGTAATCACGCTAATACCGTTGTGGTCGAATGCATCATTTAGTGGCATCGATTATTCCTCTGTTGTTGTTACGTTTGCAGCGGAAAGTGCTGCGGTGTGAGTGTTCAGGGTGTTTTGATTGTTCATTGTGTGCAGGGGTTGAGATTCCGTTGTCACGTCAAAGGGCCTCAACCAACCCATTTGCAAGGGGTAAAGCGCTTCACAGGCCAGTAAATTAACCGGCTGATCACCGGGTTTTAGCCAACGCTGGGAACGCCCCACCCGAAAGGCTCGGGTGACCGTGTACAGCCTGGTATCCATTTCATCCATGCCAAATCTCCAAATTGCAGGCATAAAAAAACCCGACACAAGGTCAGGCTTAATAAAAGGCGAGTAGAATCAAAT